CTAAAGCTATTGATTATGCTATGTCTGAGCGTCAAAAAGTAATAGATGGATCGTCTGATTCTAGAGCAATTGATAGGTATATTGCAGAGAACCCTATAACCCCTCAGGAAGCTGTTTTAGAGCTCACAGGGAATATATTTCCAAAGAAAGAGTTAATGATACAGTTAGCAGCAATACGTACTAACAGGAAGCTACAATCACATAAACAAGTAGGCGATTTAAATTACATTAATGGTGAATTAAACTGGACTATCAAACAGAAAGGTGATATAACTAAATATCCACTTGGTAGGGATGATAAACATGAGGGGAGCATAGTCATATGGGAGCATCCAAGCAAGGACACTTCAAATCAATTATACATAGCAGGATGTTTAACTCCTGGAGAAAAAGTTTTAACAAATCATGGGCTTAAAGATGTTGAAAAAATAGACCATAATGATTTGCTTATAAATGAAAAAGGAGAGGAAGTTGAAATTAAGGTATTTCAAAAAAGATACAAAGAAAACTGCGATACATATAGAGTAACTCCTCATGGTTCATATAGAGGGACTAATTTTACTGGAGAGCACCCATTGCTAATAGAGGATCAATTTATAAATGCCAAAGATGTTTCAGTAGGAGATAGATTAAAAATACCAAATAGATATTGCGAATCAAATGAAAAATACATAACAACTATATATAAATATTTTGGAGCGGAGTTTAATTCTGAAAATCCTTTATTTTGGTGGTTTCTTGGCTGTTGGTTAGGAGATGGTTTTAATAATAAAAACAAAAACTCTCATGACATATACGTTGCATTTGGAAAAGATCAAACTAAGTCTGCATTGCAATTCGATAATATAATTAAGAAAATATTTGACAGAAAGACCACTCATTGTAAATGGAATGGTGGTGAAACAAGAAGATTCACTAGTAAGATTTTATATGGGTTTTTAGAAAATGAATTTGGAAGATATTCATATGGAAAAAGAATTCCAGAATGGGTTAAATTTGCAAGAAACGATTTACGTAAGTATTTTATTGCTGGATATTTAGATTCAGATGGAAGCGCATTTTATGATAGAGGAAAACTTAGAGTTAACTTCACTAGTATAAATTTAGAAATGCTAGAGTCATTACAGGATATGTTATATGCTACTGGAATTTTTAATACAATAACAAGACACAGTAAAAAGTGTATATCTATATTTAATGGTAAGGAATGCATAAGTAAAGAATCGTATAGGCTGTCTATTGGAAGAAAATATATAAAAAGGATAATACCAACTGGATTTGAACACTTTCTTCAGAGTGAAAAAATGAGACGAATAATTGAAGAGAAGATTCAAGATGTCGTCAAGACTGGAGATAAAGCAGTAATCTCCTCATGCGGAAAATATATATATCTAAAGATAGCGAAGATTGAAAAATCTAAATATACTGGAACTGTATATAATTTCGAATGCGACACACATACATATATGTGTAGAAACATTACGTCACATAATTGTGACCCGTTAACGATATGGCGGTGCAGATTAATTTCTGTAAGAATTGAGCAAAATCGGTGAACGTCTCTAGTAGAAAACACCTAGGTAAATAATTAGATTTCGAAAGGCTAATTATCACCGTAACGCATAGCAGATGAATAAATATAATTCTGCCAAGAGTGCTCGACAAGAATCAAACTTGATAATATATGCTGAGCTATATGGCGACATATAGAAGTAAAGATAAAAAGCTTTACGATAACAAAACTGATGATCACGATAAGGCTGGTACTAATTCCTTAGGAGCTACATTCATTTATAAACGAATACAAGACTTTGAATCATACTATGATATAATAGTGGCAGAGTATACTGGGAGGCCAGATACTGCAGAAGATTACTACGAGAATGTACGTAAATTATTACTGTATTATAATGCTAGACTACTATATGAGAATGAACGTAAGGGGATCTTTCCATATTTTACACAGAAACATTCTGACTACCTACTAGCAGATCAACCAGATATTATTAATGATATCATAGGAAAATCCACAGTACAGCGTAGAAAAGGAATTCATATGAATGTCCAAATAAAGGACTATGGTGAAGGACTTATAAAGGAATGGTTAAATGAAGAATATGCTCCTGGCAAAAAGAACTTAACTAAGATATTATCAGAACCATTACTAGAAGAATTAATACAATATAACGACAAAGGTAACTTTGATAGGGTTATAGCCCTTATAATGGTAATGATCTATAGGCAACAATTACATAATCTTCATGTAAAGAAAAAAAATGAAGATGTTAGAAAAAACAATCTCTTTAATAAACCTCTATTTAGTAGAGAATGGTGGGGATCATCAGATGACGCATTAGGAGAAATAGCAAAAAATTCAGTAGATATAAATTGGAATTAAAATGAACAATACAACAACTATGTTTCCAGCACAAAAACTGAGTCTTAAAAAGAAGACTAAGGAGTGGGGAGAAGCTTGCGTAGACTATATTATTGGTATGGGGGAAACTGTTCCTTCTGGTTCCGATAAAACTAACTTTGAGGAAATGCAGACATATTATGATCTGTATAATAGTATATTTGACGAAAAAGATTTAAAGTATGTAACTGACCCATTCAAACAAGATGATGGATTTCCAGCTACGGCACAAGATTTTAATATTATTAGACCAAAGGTAGACCTTTTACTTGGAGAAGAAACAAAACACCCCTTTAATTTCAGGGTAATCAGGACGAGCCAAGATGCGTCTTCTGATGTTCAAGATCAAATGAAGAAGATGATTGTCGACTACATGATGGCAGAAGTCATGTCTACTATGTCTCCAGAACAGGCGCAAGAATTCCAGTCCAAATTGAGCACTGGCGAAATAATGCCACCTGAAAAAATATCTTCTTTTATAACAAAAGACTATAAAGACATTGCAGAAGAAACGGCTTATCATAGTTTAAATTATCTAAAAGAAAAGTTAGGCCTCTCTCATGAGTTCCATAAAGGGTGGAAGGATGCATTAATCGCTGGTAAAGAAATATATTATACTGGTGTTATTAATGGAGAACCAAATTTAGAGCATGTAAATCCAATGTACTTTGGACATGATCACTCTCCTGATTTAGAATTTATAGAAGATGGTGATTGGGCTGTTAGGCGCATGAGAATGTCTCATACAGAAATATATGACAGACTATATGATAAAATGACTGATAAGCAATTAGATAAGTTACTTGAAGAGACTAATGTCAAGCCTGGTGGAAATGGATATGGTAGAGATGGATCTAATGTTGATTATATTCATTTAGATATGAAAACAGTTACAGGTCCAGGGGATTCTACTATTGGTAGTCCAAATCAAATAAATTTATGGCATGCTACATGGAAATCATATAAAAAGATTGGATTCGTAACAGTACTTGACGAGAATAACCAACCACAAGAAATGATAGTGAGTGAAGACTACATGGCCATTGGTAATGAACTTAATATAGAATGGAAATGGGTTATTGAGGTATGGGAAGGATATAGATTCGGAGAAGATGGATATGTTGGCATACAGCCATTAGAATATCAATTTGTATCCTCTGATAATTTAAATTCTCAGAAATTACCATATTCAGGAGTAATTTATAGTAATACTAACTCAAAATCAAGATCTTTAGTGTCTATAATGAAACCACTTCAATATATGTATATAATTGTATGGTATCGATTAGAGCTTGCGTTATCTAGAGATAAAGGGAAAGTAATAACAATGGATATTACACAGATCCCTAAGTCAATGAATATAGATGCGGCAAAATGGATGCATTATCTATCTGCTGTTGGCGTAAACTTTGTTAATCCATATGAAGAAGGTTGGGATATACCAGGCAGAGAAGGTGGAAAACCATCTCAGTTTAATCAGATCTCGGCACTTGATTTAACTATGTCTGATGTTATTAGTCAGTACATAAATCTAATGGCTAAGATCGAGGATATGGTTGCTGAAATATCTGGCGTAAGTAGACAGAGACAGGGAGAAGTTACTTCTAGTGAACTAGTTGGAAATGTAAATACTGCCGTTAATAATTCTGCTAATATTACAGAGCCATTATTTTGGATGCATAATCAGTGTAAAAAGAATGCATTAAGGATGCTACTTAATACTGCAAAAGAGTGTTGGAGAGATTCTAAACGTCAGAATATACAATATGTAATGAATGATGCTACTAGAATCTTTATGAAGTTGGCTGATAACTTCTTTTATGAAGATATGGATGTATTTGTTTCTGACTCATCTAAAGATATGCAGAATTTAGAAGCTATTAAATCCCTGTATCAACCTGCAATGCAAAATGGCGCTACATTATTAGATGTTGCTGAAATTATGACATTAGATAGTGTCACTGCAATTAAATCAAAATTAGCAGATATAGAGCAGGTTAAAGCACAACAACAACAGCAGGCACAACAACAAGAACAACAGAATCAAATGCAACAGATTCAAGCTAATAATGAAGTTAAGCAACAAGCCATTCAGATGGATCAACAGAAATTAGATCTTGAGAAATATAAGGTTGACGCTGATAACCAAACTAAAGTTGCTGTAGCGGAACTTAATGCGTATAAGGGAACTCCTGGTTTAGATGCCAATGGTAATAGTATACCAGATGTTATGGAGATTGCAAATCTATCTTTGTCTCAAAATCAACATGAAGCTGATAAGTTTAATAAACAAATGGATAGAGAACAGAAAGTTCGTGAGTCTCAATTGAAAAATGATACTGAAAAATCTAGGATAGAAGCAGATAAGGCTATAGAAAAATCTAAATTAAGTATGGAGAAGTCTAAATTAGACTTGGAAAGCAAAAAACTTAATATGCAACAGCAATTACAGAAGATGAAAGATACTGCAGCTATGGCTAGAGAGAAAATTAAATCTAGGACAGCGCTCAAAAATAAAGTAGTTGGGGAGAGATAATATGCCAAATAAAATTATACCAAAACTAAATTCATTATTAACAGACGCGTGGAGGAATAACGTTCAGACTAATTCCTCTACATATGTCGCTCCAGTAAATAATATAAATCCACAGATAGATATGTCCAGAGTCGTCAAAGGAGACCCTACTCCAAGGACAATAAATATTCGAGATAAAAGAGTATTACGTGCAACAACAGGAGCTCCGATGGTTCCTACTAGAGATTCTAAAGCTGGGATATATCCAACTTCTACTGCTGTAAATGTTGTGGCTGCATCAAAAGATAGAGGAGAAGACCCATGGACCCCTCTTGGAGTTGCACAGGTAGAAACCGGTATGGGCAAGATAGATCCAGAGAATCCAGGGCATATACTTACTACGCAAATGCATCCAGATAAAGCAGACTCTGCAGAAGATGATTTAGTATACACGTTACAACAGAAAAGAGCATACGCTAAAAACCTTGGTTATAATGACGAGTTACATCAAATTCAGGCATATAATGGGTTAGGAAAGATAGATGAATTTGGAAGTGATTTTCCTCAAAGAAGTTATTATGGAGTTCAAATCCCATCAGGAGGAGTACTAGATTTTAAAAAGAATCCTTTATATGGTAAAGAAGTAACTGATATAAGGGATAATGTTCTTAAACCAAATAAAGATATGCAAAACATAGTCGATACTACTGGAACAAATGGTGGTATAGCAGTTAAGAGCGGAGTTAAATATGTTAATTCTAATTATATAAAAAAAATGGCAGTAAACAAATGGATAAATGCCAATACAAATAATACAATTGATAAATAAACAATTATGAAAGATAATGACGTACTGGGTGGATTTAGTGCTGTTTTTGATACACTATCACCTAATGAAGACATGAAATTAAAAGGATTTGAGGTCATAGAAGATGCAAACGATCCGACAACTGATACAAAGGCATTGGATATAAATACCCCTAATCCATTTACTATAGATGATGAACCAGATGAAATAGTTGAAACTTCAACTCCTGAAGAATCTAAAAAAGATGTAAAAACAGAGACAGAAGAAGAAAAGCCAAAGGAAGTAACTGAAGATTCAAAAGAGGATGAAAAACCAACAGAGACAGTTGACGATTCTGAAACAGAGCAGGTAACTGCATTCTTTGATGCTATAGCAGAACAGGTTGGATGGAATGATATTACAGAGGAGGAGAAACCTAAGTCCGTAGATGATTTTGTAAGTTATATGAAATCTGCAGTCGAGGAAAGTAGCAAGCCTCAATATGCGAATGATGATATTGCAGCATTAGATGAATATGTGAAAGCAGGTGGAAACCTAAATGATTACTTTACTAATGCTTCCTTAGATGTAGATTACGAGTCTTTAGATGTTAGTGACTTGGATACTCAAAAGGCATTAGTAAAAGAATTCTTAACCGAAAAGGGATTTAGTGATACACAAATTAAACGAAAATTAGAAAAGTATGAAGATGCCGATCTATTAGAGGATGAAGCTACCGATGCGGTTGAATTTTTAAAGGAATCTAAAGAACAGAAGAAGAAAGCGCTATTAGAAGACCAAAGAACTGCCTATGAGTCTAATATAAAAGAGCAACAAACTTTTTACAACAACGTTACTACCCAAATAGAAGCACTAGCGGACGTGCGCGGGATAAAAATACCCAAAGAAGATAAGAAGCTTTTAGCTGAATATATTTTTAGGGTAGAACCAGATGGAAGGACTAAGTATCAAAAAGATTATTCCAATCCTGAAAAAATGGCCAAGAACTTAATAGAATCTGCATACTTTACCTGGAAAGGTGATAAGTTGATAGAAAATGCTAAAAGGTCTGGAGAAACCTCCGCTACAGAAAGACTTAAAAATACTTTGAAAACAAACAAAGTAAGTGGTTCAAAACAATCAATAAATAATGGGTCTCCAACACCACTATGGTCTATAGCTTCGCAACAACTATTACGAAGACCCCAATAATTAAATAATAAAACTAAGTTTTAAAATGGATAATGGAATTTTAAATAATCTACAGCTTTACAGAGGAAAATGGTTTTCTGATCTTGTTGA